GTATATCTATATATTTATCATTTTCCTTATTTTGTGTATTTTCTAATTCAATAAATCTTTGTTTCCAGTATTGACTATTCATTGTCATCACCATTCTTATTATTCTGCTTTGGTATTATCTCGTTATATTCATCTTTTTGTTCTGACTCCATTTTTTTCATTTCTTCTTCTGGATTCTCTACCCAAGGATGGTTTTTCACTATTGTCTCATCTGATATGATTCCTTTACTTGTATTAGCTATTTGTGCGTTTTCCAAATCATTACTTATCATATTTCTAGTCCAAGTTTGTGTAATTGATTTTGTTTTCCAATCAGATATTTTTAAGAATCTCATTACTTGTCTTACTAACTTAGCAAAACCTTTTTCAAACTCTATTTGTGTTAGACCAGCTTTTAGCTCTAATTTTCTATAAAAGAATTTTAAAGCAACACCACTTGCATTTCCAAAATTCTCTGTATCTTGTTGTAAAGCTTGTCCACTTTCAAATATCTGTTTTTTTAATATTTCTAATATACTATTTCTAGCTTCAACAGGTATCTCAATTGATAAAGTCTTAAGACCTCCATTTGTTCTTCCATCTGCTCCTGTTTCTGTTTTTACTGTTTTATATCTTTTTAAATCTTTTAAGTTGTCCTAGAAATTCTTTTAAATCTTCTCCACCATAATTTTCTAATATATAAATAAGCTGTTGAATATCTTCTAAATCATTTGCATATCCACTTACTACTTTGTCATATATATCAATCAAATCTTTATACTTCTTCAAATCACTTATCATATTTCTATTATTCTTAAATTCTATAAATGGTACTTCTTCTAAAACGTGAAAAAACGTATCAAATTCTTCTGGCATATATGTAAGTCCTGTTCCAGTTAAATTTCCTTTAAATTTATAAACTTCACAATGATTGTTGTCCCAAAATTCAAAAATAACATATTCTTTATTTCTACCTATATAATCTTCTTCTATTATTTCATAATATCTATAAAAACCTATTAACTTTTTCTTTAATTTTCTATCATATACTGGAATACATTGTTCTGTTTCAACTACAGAATATAAAAATTTATCATCTTCTATCCAATAATGTAACCATGCTACTTTATTATTTGTTGCATTTGTACATAAATAAGCACTTTCACTTTTAAAATCATCTCCTAATGTTTCTGTTATTTGTCTATTTATATCCTTATCTTGAACATCAAATAATACTGGATTAGTAAACATATACGCTGTTTTCTCATCTGTAATAAGCTGATGAAAATTATGCGATACTCTATTATCAGCATTTCTTATTGGATCTGTTTCACTTGGCAATATTCCTTTATCTTTTATTAAATTATCATTCTCATAATATCGTTTTTCTATTGCAATTTGTCTTCTTCTATCATAATCATTTTGTATTATTCTTTTTATTTTGTTTATATCCATATTAGCACTCCTATTTTAAAATCGATATTCCATACAAACCTTTTCTTTGTCCTTCAATTCCATATCTTAAAGCTGCCATTGCATCATCAAATATTTCAACTGGTTCATCTAAATATATATTCATTTTTTCATCTTTTTGCCATTTCCATTGTTGTAATTCTTTTATTGTCCACACACAACTTGGATGTACATATATCTTCCTTTGCTTTAACCAATCTATTTGAGCATTAACGCAACCTTTCTCTTTTATAACAGCTTCTGCTTTATATTTGGCTTTTCTCCACATATTAATTCTATCTGGCTCAGCACTATCGCAATACATTTTTTTATTTTTCGGTATTAACAAGTTATTTGCCATAGGTATAATTTCTGATGTATCTTTTTCATAAACATATATTTCTTTAAGAATATACACATTTCCATCTTTAAAACCTAATAATAAAATTGCATTTGCATGATTGAATCCAAAATCTTGACCAATTGATATACTGTCATAATACTCTAATTCTTGTGATATTTCTTTTACTTCCCAGTTATGCAGAATCAGCCCTCCAATTTCTCCCCATTCGCCTTCTCCATATATTCTATATCCTTCTGGGTCAATTAGTTTCCTTCTCATCATACGCTGTTTATATGCTTCATCTACAAATCTATTATTTAAATATGTACTATGATGTGTTAATACATTTGAATCTGATATATCAAAAAAGACTTTCTTGACCCAATGTTGTGCATTTACTGGATTAAAAGTCCCTTTTATTTGATAAAATAACCCATTTGAAAGTTCTCCCCTCAAACGGTCATCTATAATTTCAAAATCATTTTGTGTAAACTCAGTTAATTCCTCAAACCATACATCTGTTAATTTACCACATTCAAATGTAATTGACTTTAATTTTTCTCTTTGTCTTTCATCATTCATTCCACGAAAAATAACTTTGTTGTTATTTATACATTTTAAACTTAATGGATTCAATGTTGCTTTCCAATACTGTGATACTCCAATTCTGTTTATAGCACTTACTAACTCTGCAAAAGTACTATCCCTGTTTGTAACTTCTGATTTTCTTAAAGCTAATAAATTTCTTCCTTTATCATTCATTAATCTTAATATATATTGTTGTGCTGTATCTACAGACTTACCACTTCCAGCAGAACCTTTCATAATCACATATCTATGTTTTGATTTATGAACTGGTTTAAATATTTTATTGCTTTGTACTATTATATTCATTCTTCATCATCGCCGTAATCTACTTTTACTGTTATTTCCATATCTGTCTTTTCTTCTTTTTTATCTACAAATGTCCCATATCGTTTACCAAGTAACTCTGCACATTTAGTTCTATCTTGCAAAGAAGCATCCAATCCAAACTGATCTTTTTCTTCTCCACGCATTACTTTAGTTAAATACTGTAATACTTCATCTTGTGAAGCAATTCTTTGACTTTCTTTTTCTTCTAGTTTTACTTTTATGAATTTGCCAAGTTTTGCCAAGTTTTCAGAACCTATGTTATTTAGATTTTTCCCTTTGTATCCAGCTAATTTACAAGCTTCTGTTGCATTTCCTGTTTCAATATAATAATCTATAAATCTTTTTTGTGTTTCTCTTAACTTGTCATATTCTTGTTTCAATTTTTCATCTTCCATCTGCCTCACTTCCTTTTCTGTATTCTTCTGCTAAATATTTCATTAAATCTATTTTACTGTAACATTCATAATCTTGTTTGTATTTTTCTTGATATTCTATTTTTTCTGTTTCTTTATTAAATACCTGAATTAATTTTCTTTTTAATATTTGATATTTTGTACTATATCCATTTTTCTTCTCACTATAAAATTGAAAACTATTTATTTTATATAATTGTCCACTTTGTCGTAATGCATATAATAACTTATTTATATTCTGATTTACATTCATCTTTATTTTTACCTTTACACTCTACACATTCATTCTTACGCTTTGCTTGTTTCTTTTCATAAGCTTTCTTTAACTTATATTCATAATCTATTTCATCAGCTATTTTGCTCATTTATTAATCACTCCTTTTTGGCATAGGTTGATAGACTTGAACTACCATTAACAGTTTTGGAGACTGTCGTGTTACCATTACACTAAACCCACATAAAAGCAAGCTTATAGCTTACTTATGTATAGTGTTGATTGTTTGCAGTCTATTTTATAGTAATCAACTAACTATAAAGGACTTCCCTTGCTCCTATACAAAGCGTTTGAGGGTGGTTGCGATTGTGGGAATCGAACCCACTACCTTCTGCTTATGAGACAGACGAGATTTCCAGTTCTCTAAAATCGCAATATAAAAAGCCACTACCTCTAGTGACTTCTAATAAACTTGAAAAAATATATAATTTCTCTATGATACTATTTTAACACATAAAAAACGCACAAAACGCACATTTATGCAATTTTTTCTAAAAATCTATCATGTTTTGTTCTTGCTGTGCTTTCTGCATTGTATTTCATAACATGCATAATTTGAATCCAGTTCATATCATCTATGTATCTATGTTCGAAAATCTGTCTAATATCACTCTTATCAATTGTATTTATCCAATCCTCAATTTCTATCTGCAAATCTAGTAGCTTATTATATCTTTGTTTTAAAATACATTTTAATTTTTGTAATTTTAAACTTCTATTACAATCAAATCCGTAAATTACAGCATGTCTTTTATAACCATTTTGAACAACATCAGAAACCATTTCACTTTGTTTTTCAACACTATCAATCCTCTTCTCTAACTTTTTAATTTCTTCTTTTATATCACAATACTGAATTAAAATTTCTTTAGTCATTCGTACCTCCTTACATATATCTTCTTTCAGGATGAATATAACTTTTATGTAATAATTTTATTTCTTTAATTAATCCTAAATCAAACTTTGTAAAATATTCTTTAAATCCATTTACTACATCTTCATACAGAAATATCCATTTATTACATTTCTTCACAAATATGTATCTATGATTATTTTTCTTTATAAATTTCGGTGTTTTCATCTTTTGAACCTCCTTTATTTTTTTGTAAATTACTTATCTTGTGCCTTGTTATCTAGTTGCTTTAAATATTTAAGTATTTGGTTTTGTTGTCGTACTAAATCTACTATCTTATAAAAAAATTTCACTTCATTTTGGTCGATTCTTGCAAGATTTTCTGTTCTTGATGCAAATACATCTACTGATTTCATACTATTTATAATATCTAACTCTTTTATACTTTGTATATCTATTTTCTCATCTTCTAGTTGTTCTTTGTTTTCAAATAATAGTATGTCATTATTCAGACATCTCTCTACTTTATATAAGCTTCCAAAATCATTATTATTTTTATCAAGTATTCTGCTAGTTTGTTTACCATAAGTAAAAACTATATCTTCATAGCAAAACTTAAAATTATCTTCTAATTTACCATTTGCCATCTTATTTAATAAATCTATTACTTTCATTTTCTATCCCTCTTCTTTCTCAAAATATTCTATTATACAATCTTTACAAAGCTCTTTTCTTTCACATACATCATTTACATTTAAGACTTCTAATAAACAATTCTTTAAATTATTATCAATAAATTTTGCCATTTTGCTAATTATCTTATCTTTCTCAATATTGTTTGCATCAGATAAATCTAATAATTCTTGCATTCTTTGTATATCATTGTCTTTCTTCTCTATCTCTCCACTATGTTTTAATTGCTCATCTATTAATGCTGTTTCTAGTTCGTTTATTCTTTTAAATTGATTTTCTATCGTTCTACCATATTCATTTTCTATATATTCCGTTTGTTCTTTTTTCAATTTTATTTCTGCTTGTTGCTTTTTTATTAAATTCAACAATACATTAAATCTAATTTGATGTTTCTCAAAAGTATCCTCTTCGTCTATTTCTAATGCTTTGAAAAAATTCTTTTCATCTAATTCACTTTCAAACTCAAAAGTAAAACTACCTTCTGCTCCTTCATAATATTCTATTGCTTCCTTTTCTTTATCTGTCATTGCTTTTCCTCTTTTCTCTTTTAATATTTATCTATTCCCCAACATTCTTTTAATTTTCTTTTTATTTTGCAAGTTTCTAAATCAATATTGTCTTTTATTATATTTTTGAATTTACTATTATAATCATCTCCTAACGTGTGTGTTGTTGGGCTTAATGCATATACTAATTTTTGTAAATATTTGTCATTTATTTTTTCTAATTTGTTTATTCTGTTGTTTTGATTTACTATTTTTGTAATGTTTACTATATTCTCGCTTACTTCTTTATCGCATTTATATTTCCAGTATTCTATCTCTTTTTGTTGTCTTTCTATTAGATTTAATATTTCTTCTGCTTCCCAAACTAATTTTATTTTATCATCTTGTGAATCTACTATTGCTTTCAGAAAACTGTTGATATATTCTTCTATCTTTTTATCTGTAAGATATCTTTCATCTGTCATTGTTGGTCCTCCTCTTCTTTCATTTTTTGATATGCTTCTTTTAAATCAATTTGACCTATAAAATTACAATCTTCTTTAGTTACTTTATATTCACCATAAATAATACAATCACCTAATATATCTTCAACAAAAGCTATTTCTAATGGATAACCAATTTCATCTTCCTCATCTAATCCAAATTTAATAATTACATTTTCATCTGGATTACATTTTTCTAATTTTTTAATTAATTCTTTTACTTTCATTCTACTCACCTAACTTTCTTCCGACACATCGAATAATTAATTTCTATCAAAATGTTCCTGTAATTTTCCATTTTTCATTCTTACATATTTTGTAATACGATTATCGTAATTTACTACAAATCCTTCAACATTTCGCTTCACTTTTTGGCAATATTGTTCATAAATTTTATCTAACTGTTCTTTGTTTGGTATATTTTGTATCTCTTTTACTACTGGCACTACTTCTATAAAATTTGGAATACTCTGCGATATAAATGGATATATAAACAACTCATGATTATATAGCAAATTACTCAATTCAAATTCTTCATTAATATTTGATTTCGCAAACATATAGAACCTTTTGTCAAATTCATCAATCGAATATTTTAATCTACCCATACCTAACCATTCACCACATATTGCACTATTATTATGCATTTCATCTTCTAAAACAATTCTATTATCACAAAACCATTTATATAAACCCTTGTATAATATTCCCTTATTTTCTTCTATTTCATCTATACTCAATATGTTATTTCTTTGAGCAATATATATTGTTTCATTTAATTTAAAAATAACTAAATTGCTCCCATCTAATTTTTCAGTAATTTGTATTTTTGCTCCTTCGCAAATCACTCTTTGTGTTTTTGGATATATCTTTTTTTTTATCATTTCTTATTCCTCCTTCAATATTTTTAATAATCTCATCCAATCATTTTTATCACATTCATCATCATAACCATATTCTGCTTATCTTTCTATATCTCGAATTATTACTTTCTTATCTCTTTTTGATAATAAATGTCTATTCTTTTCTATAAACTTACAAAATTTTTTTCTACTATTCCTCAATTTTAATTTCTAGTGGTTTCAATTCATTCCAATCTACTCCAACTTCATAATATTTTAAAAATGGCCTTGTCATATTATTTTGGTGTTCAATTATAAAATTGTTATAATCTGTAATTCTTTTTAACATTTCTGAACTTTCTAAAATACTTTCTGACCTATTAGACTGAATATATTGTTGTAAAACTATGTACTCTTGTTGATGTTTTAAAATCTGTTCTCTGTTGTATCCTTCTTGTCCAAAAAAAGTTAGCCATAATATAAGCATTAGTATTGTAATAAAATATAAAAATACTATAAATACACACATTCCATCACTTACTTCATCTCTAAATATATATGTTAATAATGCTGAAAACCCTAAAAATATTAAAAATAAAATTCCAAAAATTATATCCATCTTAATTATCTCCTTCCTATCCACACTCACATTCATCAAGTATTATTCCATTTTCTTTCATTAAATCTTCTAACATCTTACATCTGTTTATATATACTTCTTTTTCTTCTGTTTGCTCTATGTTGTTTTGTTCTAGTTGTTTTATGTAGTCGTTTATATTAAAACTCATGTTATCTTTAATAAGTATTACAACTCCTAAAATTATCAATATGATTATTGCTATAAGATGTGCCGCTTCTATATCGCTCATATTATTTCTCTCCTCCTTTCAATATTTTATCTAAAATATCCATTTTCGCTTGAGTTTGCAACCAATCGTTATCTCTTCCCCACTCTCTTTCAATATGCTCTGCTTTTTCTTTTATTTCTTCTAGCTCTTTTGTGTAATTTAATATCGTTTGTAATGATTGAAGTGTATCTATCTTCATACCATCTTGTAATATAAAATCTTCATTTACTTCTAATTCTTTTAAATCTTCTTTAAATAACTCTAAATGTTCTATTGCCTCTTCTATTTCTTTATTCATACTAAAATTCTCCTTTTATTTTTATAATAGATTAATATTACACTTACAACTGCTAGAATTAGTATAAAAATCACAACAATTATTCTAAATATCTTTCTTATCATTTTCATATTGAATATTATACTATATCTATTCTTTTAGTTCAATGGTTGAAAAAATCTATTCCTATACTTTAAATATTGCATGCTATAAAAAAGACAGATAGTTATGTACTA